TCTAGTGTTGTTGAAGATGGTTATGGTAAAATTATTACAACAGGTGCTGTTACATCTATAAGTAAAAATTTAAGTTTAACACCTGGAGATTTATATTTACTAACTTATACTGTGCATACAAGTACAGAAGGTAGTTTATCTGTTCACGATGGATGGGAAGATGACCCTGAAATAGATATGCAAATACCATCAACAGTTGGTACTCATTCAGTTTTATTAAAAACAGGTGATGCTAGTTTAGAAATTAGGAGAACTTCAGGTGCAACTACAATTTGGCTAAGTTCAATATCACTAAAGAAAGTTTTGTAAATCAATTAAATTAAAACAAAAATGAAAAAGGTAGAAATAGGTGGTCAGAAACGACCAATTAGATTTAGTTATTTAGCTTTAAAAGACATTTGTAACGATTGTAACTTAAAGTTAAATGAAATGGACAAGTTAGGTTCAGAGATAGACCACATTGGTATTATCGCTTACTATGGTCTAAAATATGGTGCTAGGAAGAACGGAGAAGAGTTTAAGTACAAAGTTCGAGATATTGAACAATGGATAGACAATGAAGATTTTAGTAAGATAAATGAAATCTTTGAAGCGTTCCAATTAGACCAACCTCAGAAAAAGGGAAAGTAGAAGGGGAAAGGCATAATAAAGGTGATGATGTTGATTTAGTAGATGAAATTAGTTGGGATAAAGTAGAACAAGTTGGATTAGGAATGTTGGGGTTAAGTGATTCAGAATTATATGATTTAACTCCACGTTCCTTTGAAAACAAACTTAAAGGGTTCAAAAAATACAACGAACAACTATCTCAAAATAATTGGGAACAAACTAGAATGATTGTTCACGCTGCTATCGTACCTCACTCTAAACACAAAATAAAGCCACAAGAATTGATGCCTTTCCCTTGGGACAGCAAAAATAAAGTTAAAAAAGATGTTGCTACAAAAGAGCATATCGCTGAGGTTCTTGAAAGGTATAAAATAAAAGAACCTAAAAAAATAAAGTTATAAAATGGGTGGAGTTAAAACTATATCGATAATTGTAGCTGCTAATATCAAAGGCTTAGAGGCAAGTCTTGGTAAAGCAAATAAATCAATAGCAGGTTTTGCTTCACAAGCAGCTAGAGTTGGTTCTATGCTATCTTTTGGTGTTACAGCACCTTTAGCTGCTATGGGTAAACAAGCTTTTGATACGTTCTCTCAGTTTGAGAATAGTATGATGAAAGTAAATACTGTTACTGGTGCTACTACCGAAGAGTTTAAAATGCTTACATCAGAAGCTAAACGATTAGGTGCAACTACTCAATTTACAGCTTCTCAAGTAGCTGACTTACAATTAGTTTTAGGTCGTAAAGGTTTTGATCCGACTGCTATTAAAAATATGGAGGAATCCATATTAGATTTAGCTTTAGCAACAGGAGAAGATTTGTCTTTAGCAGCAGAAACTGTATCAACTTCTATTAATGCTTTTCAATTAGAATCATCTCACGCAACTAGAGTAGCTAATACTTTAGCTTCAGCAGCAGCAAATTCATCTATACAACTTAACACATTCGCAACAGCCTTTGGTCACGCAGGAGCTTCAGCTAATGCTGTAGGAGTAGATTTAGATAGACTAGCTGCGATGATGGGTGTCTTAATGGATAATGGTATTAAAGCTTCTAAAGCAGGTACAGGACTCCGTAAGATATTTATGAAACTAGACCAAGAAGGTCGAAATTTTACAGAAGTATTAGATTTAGCTACCCAAGGTGAAATGGGTCTACAAAAAGCTATGAGGTTAGCAGGTGTTACCTCGGCTAACCAATTACTTATCTTAGCTAATAACAAAGAGAAAGTAGCCGAACTTACCAAAGAATATAAAACCAATACAGGTAGGCTCAAAGAAATGGCAGATGCAATGGGTAAAACAACCTTTGCAAAAGTCAAAAAAATGCAATCTGCTATTGAGTCTATGAATATTGAGTTAGGTGCTTTACTCGCAGACGCTATTATTCCTATCATTGATAAATTAACAAATTTAGCAAGTAAATTTAGTTTACTAGATGATAGCACTAAAAAAATGATAATTACATTCGGTGGTGTTATGGCAGCACTAGGACCTATAATGATAGGTATAGGAGCTTTAATATCACTTGTTAATCCACTTACTTTAGGTATAACAGCTTTAGGAGCTGCTTTTGTGGCACTATCAGTTTCATCTAAAAAAACAAAATCTCCTTTAGAGCAAGAAAACGATAACCTTAATAATTTAGCTGATAATGCTATGTCGGCTGCTGAAGGAACTAAAGAAAGGTTAGAAGCTATAAATAAACTACAAGAGCAATACCCTTCCTTTTTAGAGAATTTAAAAGCAGAAGAAATATCTAACAAAGATATTAAAATTGCTTTATCCGAATCTAATGAAGAGTTTATAACAAAATTAAGATTACAAGTAGAGGAAAATAAATTATTAGATTTAAAAAATGCTAAAACAGAAGCAGGTAATAGACTTGCATCTGAACAATTAAAAGCACAACAAAAAGTAAGGGATATATCGAAAAAAACTGGTTTTATTGTTCCTGATGATTTTACTGCTTTTGAAAAAGTACAAACATTACTTGATAATATTCAAGTTGAACAAAAAAAAGTTTCAATCTTAACTGGTGACATTACCTATGGTTACTCTCTTTTTGGTAAAGAAATTAGTAAATTTGAATATAAAGAATTAATAGACCTTAAAAATAATTTAGCAGAAATAAATAGAGAGTTTGATTCAGGTTCTTCTGACTTAGACCAATATTTAAAGCAATTAGAAGAAATCGGCTCGACAGCAGGTCAAGTTTTAGTTGACCCTATTATTGACCCTGTTATTACTAGTGGTGGTGAAGATGATGTACCACCTGGATTTTCTTGGTTAGAGGGTGATGTTTTAGAAAATTATGTCAGGGATTACGCTGCTGCTATGCAAACGATGAAAGACCGAACCAATGAATTTTGGGGTGGTGTAATGACTAACTTCTCTTCGGGACTAGCAGGTCTATTTGACCAACAAACTGAAATGGTTACTGTGATGGTTGATGGAGTTGAGGAAATGCAAGAAAGAACTTTATCTTTTGGAGAGAAGTTTGAAAATCTTGTTACAGAAATGTTAAAGTCTATAGCTAAGATGATAATTCAAACTGCTATATTAGCTGCTTTAATGTCAATTATATTTCCTGGAAGTGCTACTGGTGGTGCTAGTTTTTTCGCCAACTTCAAAAACATAGGAATGGGTGGTAATATGTTTGGTACTTTAGAGGGTCGAGCAAGTGGTGGACCAGTACTTGCAAACACATCATATATTGTTGGAGAAAATGGACCTGAGTTATTTAATCCAGGTAGTACTTCAGGAACAATTATACCTAATCACGCTTTAGGTGGAGGTAGTACTATAATACCTGATGTAAGAATAACAGGAGAAGATTTATTAATTGTTTTTGATAGAGCAAAAAGACACAGAAACGCACTTGGATAATGGCATATAAAAATTATGTAAATAAATTTTACTCTGAAAAAGGTGTTAGATGGGATATAGAAATTTGGAGTCAATCAAATAGTTCTATATCTAATGTAGAATTTACAACAGGTAAAGGGGGTTTTAAATTATCTTATAAAGGTGGTGATGATAGGCAAGATATTGCGATGCCATCTGAGGTAACTATTCCTTTTATTGTAAGTAATTCTGCTGACCAAACTTTTATAGACAGTATACTCGCAGGAGAAGATGGTGAACATTTTGTAGTAATTCGTAGAAATTTTGTTATTTATTGGTGGGGTAACTTAAATGCAGGATTTGATGCTAAAGAAAACCAGTACTATCCTTATGTTACTACAATTAAAGCCAATGATTTTATAGGTGAAGTTGTAAATAATAAAGATGAATCACTTATAGATACACAAGATTATAAATTAAGTAGTTTACTTACTTATTACATAGAAGTAGCTAAAATTGTTTCTAATAATTGGGATGATAATGTATTTCCTAGAGGAAGTGAAGAATTACTTATCAGAACTAACTTTAGATGGACTGCACCAGGACAGTTTTCTTATTTAGACACCTACAATAAACTTGCTATGTTTGCTGCCAATCCTATGGCATTTGAAAGTGGTGGTGCTAGTGTAGGTCAATTTAAAAAATCTAAAGCATTTAAAGAAATGCTTAAATCATTTGGATTAAAAATTTTCATTGCAGATGGTAGATTACATTGTTTACAACCCTACAATTACACAGAAAATTCTGTATTATTACAAAAATTAAAAGCTGAAAATCCTGATTTATTAATAAATACTGCAAACGAAACTGTAGATAATAGACAAAATGCTCAAAATGATTCATCTGTAACACCTACACAAGATAGTGGTTTTTTAAATGAGCAATGGATTTTAGAACCTGCTGATTATACAGATAGCAGTCAGAATTGGCAAGCTAATGGTTCGTGTACTTCAATTACATCTAATAAATTTAATATTGCCTTAACTACATCTTATTTATATATTGATTTAGCAGAAGGTGAATATTGTCTTAGCTATTCAGAAAATGATTTAGCTACATATATAGAAAAATTTGAAGGAGGTGTTGCTTCTACTTTATTATCAGAAAGTGGTCAAATAAATTTTACTGTTGGTTCAGGTGGGGCAGAACTAAGAGTTCGTA